TTTCTTTTTAGGTGCAGGTTTTGTATAAGGCATATTTTTAGTACCTACTTTTTTACCTGCTTTACGGCGAACACCTGTCTTAGGGTCACGTTTAGTAAGACCAAGCAAATCTGCAATCTCTGATTTAGATAGGCCAAGTTCCTTTACCATTTTATCAAAATCTGTTTTACCGCCTTTTACGGTTTTACCAGATGCCATTTTCTTTTTGTACATTGTACTTTTTCCTTTCGTACTCTTAGGACTCCCGCCCTTTTGCATTGTTAGTTTAATTCCAAGTTCAGCTAAATCTACCATGTCCATTAAGTTAGCAGGACTAAGTCCATAACCGATACCTATTTTTTTAAGCGTATCTTTTACTTTTTTTGTATCATATGTTTTAGTTTTATATGTCTTACCAGCCATTACTTCATAGCCTTTCCAAATCCACGCAAAGCTTTACCACAACCACGAGGTGAACTTACCTTACCACCTTTTTTAAATTGTTTATTTTTAACAGTTTCGTTTTGTTTGTACAACTCATTTAATTTTTGAACAGAAGGATTAGAAGAAAACTTTTCTTTATAAGTTTTTAAGTTCATTCCTTGTTGTTTAGCTTCTTGTCTAACTTTATCTTGTTGACGAGTTAATGCTTTAACTGTTGCTGTACGATGATGCCTAGATTTAGCTGCGCTTTCTGCAGGTGTTTTAGGATTTTTCTTTAATTTACTTGCTTCTTTTTTAGCTAAGTTTTTTGAAGCTAATTTTCTTGACGCATCTAAAGCTTTAAGTATTTTTGTAACAGACATTATTTCATAGCCTTTCCAAATCCACGAAGGGCTGCACCACATCCACGTACACGTCCACCCTTTTTATATTTACGTCCTTGTCCACTTGGCTTTGACATACCGGGACGTTTTTTCTGCGCTTCTTTAAGTTTGCTTAGAGAAGAAGGATAGCCCTGACGTGAAAGCTTACGTACAGTAGAAGCAATGTTCTGTTGCTTTGGTAATTTAGGAATACCTTCTCCTTGACCAAGAACCTCAGAGATTTGTTTGCTTGTAAGCTTTGGTGTAATATTCTTCTGGATAAAATCCATTCTTTCGCCCGGAGACATTTCTTTAAACGCCTCACGCAAGTCTTTACGTGTAGCAAACTCTGTTCCTGCATCTTTAGAAATTAATGGAGCATCTGCACCTTCATACATATATTTCTTAGGATTTTTAATAATCTTATTGATATCGCCTTTTTCAACCAAACGTCTACCTTCGGCAGTAAGAGTTTGTTTACGAGTACCTGTTGCAGTGCCGCCTTTACCTGTTGCACGTGCTTCACGAATTACACGAGCCATCAATGAACGGCGTTCTTTCTTTTCATCTGGGGAAAGTCCTGAAGTATCTACCTTACCTTTTTCACGCTTTAGCTTTTGACCAAGAGTGAGTTTAGGTTTGGCTGCTTCTGTTTTAAGAAGCTTCTGACCACGATGTTGTGGACCACGAGTACCAGCAAGCTTTGCACGTGACTCTCTAGCTTTTAAATTTTTAGCTGCACGTTGCGCTGCGGTCTTACGTCCACGTTTACGGCCTTTAGGTTTTGCTTTTACAGCACCCTCTACAACTTTACTTATGCCTTTAATGATTTGTTTTTTCATTAGTTACTCCCCGGAATGACTGGATTGTCTGCACCTGCAGGACTTGTTGCAGTTTCCATATCGTCCCTTCTAGTGCGTCTTGCTTGGTTACGAAGTGATTCAACTGATTGCTGATAGCGTTGTTCAAACAGTTGACTGGTTTGATAGTCTTTCATAAAGACCAATGCTTCTACCATAGAAGCATTAAACAAAGCATCATAACAATAATCACTAAAATAATTATTTTGTGTTGCTGATGTCAATGGTGTAGGCTGCGCTACATATACAATACTAGCACTAACAGTTTGTGCAGGTGTAGGTGCTAAAAGAATTTTTGTATTATCTACTCTTGCATAATAATTTACAATATCATTTGTACTTGCACTTACAGGCCAGTAGTCACGAATAAACTCATCTGTTCTTTGAAGAACTTGAAATGTTTCTCCACCTAAATTATAATTAATATTTTTAATTGTACGTGTACCTACTGGTAAAGTAAAACTATTATCATTAATATTAAAGGTAACAGCGGTGGTTTGCACTAGACCATAGTCATCTAGTACACGTGTCAGACGTTCCTCTGCTCTACCTACAATTTTAGGGATATAGTTTAAAAACTCAGTGCCATCATTTTCTGTGGCAGCAATTAAGTCTTCAACCAAATAAGTATAATTAGCCATAATAGATTGCTACCGTTGCTGTTGATGTAGGAGCAGAAACTTTTACTGGTCCTACTACACGGATACCAAAATCAGGAATATAAATATCACTTGCATCTACTGCCGCAGTACCAACAAATTTAATATTGCTTCCACGCACATTTCCATAAGCATCTGTTTCATTTCCTGTAATTAAAAAAGTTCCTACACCAGAGTAAGTCACTCCTTTAATACGAGTATCTGCAACCGTAGTATTTGTGGTTGTATCCAATACAGCACCGCTGCCTGTTACAAACCCTTGACGAATATTTGTAGCCATTGTAACCTCATGTTGTTAATTAGTTAGTTATTAGTTTTTTTGACTATTCCTATTATACATAAAAAAAGAGGAATACGAAATAGTATCCCTCTTCTTTTTTTAAGTTTTTAGATTTTTATTCTTTTAGCCATCTGAACCAAAGAATGAACGCCAGTCAGACCAACCGAATGAATAACGCTCACGTGCCTTGAACCGGAGGTTACCAGTGTCAAAATCAGGCTCCATTTTAGTTTGGAGGCCAGCACGTACAAACATCTTCGCACCGTTTGGACAATCGGTTTTTAGGAACCAAGCGTCAGTATCTGTAAAGCGGCGGTTCACGTAGAAGCCACCCGGTACAAGACCCTGATTACGGATTGAGTTGATGTTGTTTACATTGGTTGCACCATTGGCAGCAGTAGTTGGGTTTACCCCAATTGTTGTTGACATTGTGCTGTTCAGAATCTGGTCAGCAGTAAATGCGAGGTCTGAAGGAATATGCAAAGACTTAGCTTGCAGACCAATCAGAATACCACGGTCATCTTTTGCTTTTGAGATTGAAATCAATGCAGACTCAAGTGAAGCTTCTGACAAGTCAGTAGCACCAATGTAGTTTGACTGATTACCAGCACCAATGGTTGGGTGTGATGCAGAGAACAATGGAACACCATCGCCACCTACATATGTAGCATTAAAGCCGTTGTTGAACACGTCTGCAGCTTTAACCTGCTTGGTGTTCGCCATTGCACGTGCAAGACCACGCGCACGAAGCTTTGCAAATGTGTCATAGAGGTTGTCTTCCATTGCCTCTTCTGTCACTGCAAATGCAAGTGCGATAGTTTCATGTGTGTAACGTGCTGTGTAGCTTTCTTGTGCATCGTCATAGGATACAGCGGCACCTTCACCTTTAGTAGGTGCAGTACCAAATCCTGTGAACAATACTTCTTCTTCAAACGCACGGTCTGAATTTTCTGTTTCAAACAGAGGTGCGTGTTCGTCACTAACTTCTCCATACTCCATACCGAAAACGGCATTAAGACCGGGGAGAAGCTCTTTTGCAATACTTGCTCTATTAATAGCCATGATTTAATCTCCCTTATTAACCTAGTAGGTAAGCTGTGATTGTTGCTGGTGCAGTAACGGCAGCAGTCAAGAAGTTATCTGTATGCTGAATGAGTTGTACATTCAACTTTAGATAAGCATTCTCAGCAGCATTAGCTACATCATTGCCCGGTTCATCTACTGAATCCAAAGGACGACACATTGCGATACCTGTGGTGCGAGTAGCAGCGGCAATACCATGACCAGAAATACCTGTAAAGGTAGAACCTGAACCAAGGGTTACAGCAAAGTTTAGAGAACCATGAAGGTCACCTGCGGTTACAGACGCATCGGCCTGTACTTCAAATACTGCACGTGAGTCATCAGCAATCATAGCTTTCGCATTTGTTGCGGATGTACCTGAAGGCCAGTATTTGCTCCATTTTTGTTCACCATTTGCAACATACTGACAGCCCATGAATACACCTTGGGCTATTTCTGTTACAGTGGTTATAGCTTCCACATTCCCTGCATTAATACGGACAAGGTCGCCTGTAAAAATATTAGCAGCGTAGCCTGAAGCAATTGGGTACTCATTAGTGCCTTGATTGTTCGGATTACTACCACGTTTACGAGAAGGTCGGAAGCCGTTCAACGCTTTAGTTGAAGTCATATTATTTCTCCCATTTTAAAATTGCACTTACCAAATTATTTAATCCTGAAATTTAGGAGTACGTCCTTTGGTAACACTAGATTTACTTGTATTACGAATTGGCATACGAGAATCATTTTGACCCATAAGCTGTTGATTAACTGCATCAACCATCTCATGGCTTTTATTCTCATAGTACCGTTGACGACTTTGCGCTTTAGCCAGTGGCATTTTCGCTAGGGCCAAGTCTCCACGACAGACTGCTCCCATGTATCGTCCTTCTTCCCTCACGAAGGAAGTGTGTTGCATCTCAGGAACTTCATCTACGGATACAAACTGCCAGCCTTCTTGGACTTTTTTGCCAACATTTTTGTAATCGTCTTGCCCACGAAGATTAATACGAATCCAACGTAAGGCCAAGCCCTCGTTAGCAAAACGGATTCTAGTTTCGTCTGGAATATCAAGCATATTAGGCTCACGATATTCTTCAAACTGTTCCCTTGTATTGAGTTCACGAGACTCTACACTACGTGATGTTGTGGTATTACGTGCCATTTTAATTTCCTCCACGCTATTAACTGTAAACTGTAGTATATTCACCATCAGCTTTTTCGACTTTAAGCTTTTCGGCTGCATACTTATCCAGTGATATACCCCACTTTTCAGCAAGTCGGATGTCTTCTTTAGTAAGACGTACCTTCTTACCAGATGAGGCTGATGAAGTGCGTGATGCTCCACCTACCACTTGGGCAGGAGTTGACGCTTCCTGCTGGCGTTGTACTGTTTCAGTCTGCGTAGCAAACCGTTCTGGAAACTTACTACGAAGACGTGAATCAATCTCTTGATAAAAATCTTCATCAGAAGGGTCATACCCCTCCGCTTTTAATTCCGCGTCTGTTTCAAGAGCAAGCGTAGTCATTACGTTGTCTTGTCCAAACCAAGGATTTCGTCCAGCCCATTCAACAGCCATTCTATCGTACTGAGCAGCTTGTTGTGGGTGCTGCCCCTGTGGTTGCTGTTGAGGTCTTTGGACCTCCTGCTGTGGTTGTCTATATTGCTTTTCAAACTTTAGTGATGCTGAATCGTTTTGTGCGTTGCTCAAAAATTCTTGAGCCTGTACAATACGGTCAGTATCTCCTGACTCAAGTGCTTGTCTATAAGCATCTTTAGCCATAGCAATACGACTATTAATTTGTTCTTCAGCAGATTCAAAACTTTTTTCTAATGAAGTTCTTAGTTCCTGCTGTTGAGCCTTTAGTCGTTCTTCAAGTTCTTGTTGACGTGCAACCAGATTCTGAATCTGTTCTTCACGTTCCTTCTTCTGTTTTACGAGTTGTCGGATTCGTTTTTGTGCGCCAGACTGATGTTCTTCTTGCTCCGGGCTTCCACCTGTTTCAGGCGCAGCCGATGCTTTAGTCTCTTCAGTTTTTTCAACTTGTAGTTGAACTTCAATAGGAGCATCTACTTGTTCCTCTTGACCTTCAATTTCAAACTCAACTTTTTCTTCCTCTTTTACGGCGGGGGAAGTGTCAACCGTTGTCCATTCTTCAGACATTTAATACTCCTTTTACGTCAGTTGCGAATATGACGAATTACGCAATTGATTTATAATACATTATAAGCAAAGCATACGCAATAGTTTACCCAAAGAAATTTTTAGGTTTATTACGTTTATTAACATTTTTCTTATGTACACCGGGTCTACGCTTCTTAGGGCGTTCAAAAGACTTAGTGATTAAAGGATTGTTATTCTTTGCCATTAGTGTGCTAGATTATAGGTAGGGTCCAGTTCTTTAGGGTCAGAGACAACCATAGAAATCTGGTCATCTAACAATAGAATAAGACGTACACCCTTATAAAGAAACTTTTGACCAGAGTGTTTACCATAACACACATAGTCACCTTCCTGACACCACGCACCGTTTGGATAACGCTTTTCATCAGCATAGGCATCCTTACCAATACGAAGTACTTTACCTACAGTAGTAAGGTAAGAGATATCTTCTCTGGTAGAATCTGGTAGAATAATACCACCTTTAGTTTCTGCTTTAACAGAAACAGGCCGTACTAAAATATGATAACCCGGAATAATAGGAAGTACATCTGGGTCTGGTATTCCTTCGTGATTATTCCAAGCATCGTTAAGAATTGATTTACTCATATGAACTTGTTGCATTTTACTCCTCATCGTCTTCATATATCATTTGATTAACTACATTTTTGATTTCTGCTCTTGCCCATTCCAATCCAGAAATACGCCCAACAGAATTCATATATGAAGAATAATCCGAAGCGGCTCCAGATGCAAGCGAATTCTTTGCTGCATCCATTTCTTTTTGCAATATTCTATCAATTTCTTCCCAGAGCATTATACACCCTTCTTAGCGTCAGAGATAAGTTTAGTAATCATGTCTGCCGCTTTAAGCGTTTCGGTGTTTTTGGCACCTTCTTCTTGCTTGATAAGGTCTGCAAGGACTTCAACTGCCTTGATAGCCGCTTTTGAATTTCTATCTTTCTCTTTTTCATCAGCCTTCAGAGTATTCTCTGCTCCTACTTTATATGCATCCAGTGCCAGCTTTTGTTCTTTTAAGTCAAGGTCACGGTTTTTAAGCGCACCCTCTGTTGCTTCTTTAGCAAGCTGTGCCTGAATTTTTTGTTTTTCAATATTCAACCTTTCAGCTTCTATCTGAACCATAGCTTGTTCTGGTGATGGTCCTGCTTGTGCAGCGGCTTGATTAGCTTGCATAACTTGTTGTGCAGCGGCTACCATTACCTGCTCAATGACTGCAGGATTCTGAGCATTCGGGTCACCTTCTGGGGCTTCTGCCATCATTTGTCTTGTTACACCATTGACTTGCTCCTGATATTTCATTACTACGTGTTCCTGAATATTAGCTTGTAGAATAGGTGCTACACGCTGCATAATAGGATTACCACCATTTGCAGGGTCTTGCATAAACATAGTTTTAATTTGAATGTGGGCATCATGGTTCTGTCCTGCAAACGCTTTAATAGGCAAGCCTTTAGTTGCTGCTTCAATATCTGTAACAGGGTCAAGAGGCTGTGCCTGTGGTTTGTCAGGTAGAATTTTATCAAGGTTAGGAATGTTAGCCGCATTAAGTAATGTACGGTTTAGTTCTTCCATATTAAACATTCCCGGAGGAGATGTCTGTGCTAACTGCATTGCCATCTGTGTCATCATAAGGCGGTGAGCAGAAGACGGAATGTTAGGGTCACTAACCGGAACAACGTCTACACGTCCATCAAAGTCTTTACGGAATACATTCTCAGATATACCCGGAACATCATAAGGATATTCATTAGGTAAGCTTTCATAATTAATACGTGCAAGGATTTTAAATTCATCCTTTTGAGATTTATGTAGACGTTTATGAATAGCTGAGAAAAACTTACTAGAAGCTTCTAGCAACGCCATAGTTGTACCTACTGGTCCATAGTTAGAACCTTCGGTAATTACTTGTTCTGTTGTATCAGCAAACTTCTGACCCGCTGCTGCAGTAAACTGCATCATCTGGAATAGTGTGCTTGATGGTTCTTTGTACGGTAAAGGTACAATGGACTTAGACAAGTCCATACCTGTTGCTTCTACTTCTTTAAACTCACCCGGTGCAATAGGGTCATTGTCTCCTACTACACGAACACCTTTAGCTTTAAAGCCGCCGGGAAGGTTAGCAAACTGACCTGCATCAATAAGGCTACGCATAGCTGCAGTGGCAGACATAGTAAGGTTACCAAGGAAGTGGATAAGACCAAGACCGTAGAAACCAAAGCCCGGAACAAAACGATAATGAGTAAAGAACATTTTCTTTTCTTTATTCTTATCTTCTTCATTCCAGTTACGTCTGATAGATAATACTTTTTGTGAACTTTCTTCAATAGTTACAATGTACGGACAAGCAGTAGGATAGTCTTCTAGTTCAAGATAACAATGCTGTTCTAGTAGTACATACTGTTGGTCAAGGTCTGAAGAAGGAGACAACCCAAGAACCGTGTCCATCTTTTCAGTCAAAGCGGATTGTTCTGGGTTGTAAGGGTCTGGAAGGTCTATGTCTGCATACATACCAGATACCATGCCTTGTGCTATTTCTCTTGGACTACGGTATAGTACATGGGTATAGCGGTCAGCACGGCGTAGGTCTGTAGCATAGTAAGACACATAGAACTGGTCAATAGGTACAAACTCACTTACTGGTCTGTCTACTGAGCCATCAAAATATACTTTCTTAAATGCAGAGCCTATCAACGGCAGGTGAAACAGCATACGTTCAAACTCATCAAAGTACTCAGGCATTTGCTCAGTAAGTTGATAGTTCATAAAGTTTTGTACACGGTTACCTTGCCGTTGACGCTCCACGGTAGCATCTCCAAGAACTTGGGTTTTGACTGGACCACTGGAAGGAAAGAGTTCTTGGGATGCACGTGACTGGAATTTAACTGCTGACTCAATCAGCAAAGGATGGACAGCGGTTGCTGCACCTTCAAAAGGTTCTGTAGTTTCTTCAAGTTTTAGGCCAAGCAAGTCAAATCCTCTTTCAAACATGGACTCCCACTCTGAACGAGATGCTTTATCTGCTTCAAACTTTTCATAGACTTCTGCGCCAATTTGAATAAGAGTGTCTTCATCAAGAGTATCAACTAGATTATCGTAGAAACCTTCTACATCAAAACCTACTTCCATCTCCATTTCAAACATTTCACCTTCTGGACTAAAAGAAACTTCTACTTCTCCTGTCTCAGGGTCAACTTCATAACTGACATTGTCTTCTGATTTTTGATTAATATTTAATTGAATGATGTTGTCCATGCCTTCAGGCATCACATCATTAGGATTTTTTTCTATTGCCATTATCTTTCCTACCAGTTAAATTAAGATTTTTATATTATAGCTTTAAGTTCTCCAATATGCAACCCTCTTTCTTGTTCTTGGTTCATCTTCCCATGAAGGGTCTTCAGGGTGAATAAGGTTCCAACTGTCTTTCATATAATGAATAGCCATAGTCATACAGTCCACTTGGTCATCGTGTGCGCCATTAGGAAAAGACATACACTCAGAGTACACATCATCTGCCCATATTTTATCTGCAGGTAACCATACACGACCCGCCTCCATCATTGGAGTTGCTGCATACACACGCGACACTTTGTCTCTATCAGGAAGGTAGTCTAGTACAGGAAGCCCCGCCCTACGCATATCCTGCAGCAAAGACTGACCGGATGCCTTCTTTTCAATAATACATACATCAGGTCTAAAGTCTGCATAAAGTTCCTGTGCTTTACGTCTTAGTTCAGGATATTCAAATCTACCTCTTGTATTACCTAATAATATAATATTACTTTGTCCTTCTTCTATACCATATTCATTCTGCTCAAACGTGTAGAAGATACCCCATGTTTGTATTACACTGTAGTCAGCAGTTCTAGCTGTACTAAAAGCTGTATCATATGTTTGTAGTATAAAGTCACATGGTGGTGGTTCATCATCTTCCCACACCTGTATCCATTTCTTTTTAATAATACCACCGTCATCAGGAGAAGGGTCCTGCATATATAATGCATTCCAGTACCTACTACCATTTGCTCCTCTGATTTCTTGCTCATCAATACGTAGTAACTCATCTGGCTTCCACTCAGGAAAGTAAGATGTACCCTCTGGTAGCCCTAGTAACTCTGCAGCTTCTTCATTTAGCCACGCAGGAATACTAATTACTTCCCAAGGATATGCTGTTGTTTCTGTATTTGATTCTTGTTTTAACAACCACCCACATAAATCATCATAGTGGTATCTGGTATTAATAATAATAATTGCACCATTAGGCATGATACGAGTTCTAAGACCTGCGGGCCACCATTCCTTAATGTACCTTCTACCTGCTTCTGAGATGGCATCTTCTTCAGACATAACGTCATCTAGTAGGGCTACGTGTGCGCCACGTCCTGCCACCTGACTTCGTACACCTGCAGCATAGTAAGAACCATTCTTATTCGTCTTCCACTTACCTGCGGCCTTAACATCACTCCTCAAACTAATATCACGAAAAATCCGCTGGAACCTTGCGGTTCCGACTACGTCACGCACTGTACGTCCAAAGTCACTTGCAAGCTGCTCTGAGTGTGATAGAGACATAATCTCATGGTTACCATTATTACCTATATACCAAGCAGGGAATAACTTACTACAGATTACAGACTTAGAAGAACGCGGTGGTAGGAATACCATCAATCTCTTTACATCCCCATCTACTACACCCTGTAGCTTCTGACACAGTAATTCAATATGTTTACCCATCTTAAATTCAGATATAAGAGTAGGTGCAAATATCTTTACAAAGGTAAGGAAGTCTGTCCTTGCCATCATATCTGCATATTCATTTAATTTATCTTTAAGTGTTATGTAAGGAGCAGATTGTCTATTGTCTTCTTCTTCTGTATTACCATCTAACATTAAGTATTAATTCCTTCTGTCTTTGTACATTTAAACTGTAATACTACAACTGGTGGTGTCCTTTCATCAGTAACAAAGTCACGCATCATTTCTGCTGCACGTGCTTTACATTCTAATTCTGTTTTATAAGGTCCACGTCTATCTTGTAATTCTATACAATCTTTATCTAATAGGCAAGCCAATACTAATGCCTCAAACATTTTAATACCTTCCTTAATAAAGTGTGACATATTTATCACACCTACAATGAAATCGTATTATATCATATTGCATAGTTATAAGAAATATGTTATTTTCTACTTAGTCCCACCGGGGTAAATATATACCTCCCCAAGACCCGACACACCCCTAGTTAGTGTTCCTAATAGACATCAGAGACAACAACAAAGCTAGTAAATTGTTTACACAATTAGTCATAACTAGGAAGCCCCCGGAGTAATACTATTTATTTTATAATATTTATTATAACATTTGTTATAATATGAAAGACCCTTGTTTTTTTGTAAGTATATCTCAGGGGTATATTATATATATAAATGTCAAGTAGTTTTTTTGGTGGGGGTTCTCTAAAGAGTCTACCTAATCTACCAGAATTTTGACAGAAGAATCCTTTTCCCAACACAAAGTGTTGCATAAATGTCACAGTCAATCAAAATCTTTAGAGATTTTGTTAGACAACTGTTGCATAAATGTCACACTTCATAGCGTATACATA